TTTTGGCGCGGCTCTGGGTAATACTAATTTAAACATGGCGGGTTATTCAAACGGCATTCAAATTGATAACCTGAACGCTACCGGAACGGACAACTTTAGTATTTCCGGTAATGGTCAGATAATTTATGGTGCAAGTTCAAGCGGCACTGTAAATCAACGTGGTATGTGGAAAGTGACTAATACTGGTGGGGTTACGATTAACCAAGATGATAATACTACTAATATTAATTCAGTTTTAACTGATACGGGAACAACTATTCCATCCAGTATTACAACTCTTCAAAATGGAATTGATAATCTATTATTGGGTATTATTTATGGTGTAGCTGTAACAGGTACTTTGTCTACAACACAAGCAACAAGTGATTTATCCGGTTATACTGTTGATCAATTAATAGGAAGGACTATTATAGTAACATCGGGTGCTGCAGATGGTGAGGGTTCAGATATTACAGCCTATTCAGCAACTAATGGTTTATTAACGTTTACTGCAATGACATTAGCAATGGCTAATGGTGATACTTTTAAAATAGTATAATGGCTTTTTCAGATGCACATGTAACACGTTTAGGATTATACGGAGGCGCGCGAGTACCGTACGGTTCATTTGCGGGAAAAGCTGTCGGTGAAATAGTTGTAGTAGTTGCAAATAAAAAAGCTGCACCAATAAGACGAATAAAGTTAAAACAAATAATGATTGGTAATGAATTATTTGTTATTAAAAGTCCAGAACATGAACGTTATTTATTGCAACGTTATTTAGACAAGCAACAAAAAGATTTTGATAGATTAATTATTCAAAAAAAATATCCTGTCGTTAAAAGAAAATTAAAAGTAACAACGACACAAATTGTTAGAGTACAAAACAGATTAAAAAAAGCAAATATAAAGCTATTGCAAAAGAGTGAAGAGGATGAAATACTATTATTACTAATGATGAATTAACGATTAATAAGAGTCGTGCAGATGCAGCTAAGGCGTTACTACTTAATGTGACATTAAATAAAGCAATATCAAATATGCGAAAAAACGCGCTTAGAAATTTGGTAAATACTGATTTAAAAGACTCTCAAACTCGTGAAGAATTGTATATGTTAACTAAAGTAATTGATTCATTCCATGCTGAATTAGAAGTATTTGTAAATGTAGGTGCAACTGCAAAATTAAAGTTAGGTGGCAAACAAAATGGATGAAGAAATAAAAACAGTACAAAATAATAACCCTGTAAATCAAGCGTCAACGCTTACGAAATCAGAACAAGTATCAAGTAATGATGTTCAAGGCTCAATGGAACAAGCGGCGCAACGAATTAAGGCATTATCACAAAAAGAAGACACTACTCTTCAAAATGTAGATGAAAGTGAAGATAATGCATTGCATAAACAACAAGTAGAATCTGATAATGCTAATATTATTAGTTCAGATGATAACGATGATTTATCAATAGATGAAAATAATGAAAGTGAAATAAAAGAAGAAATACAACTGTTGGATGTGGACGCTGAAAAAGATGCTAGTAAACAGGTAGAAATAGATGCTTCACAATTTTCTAAGCTACTTAGTTTAAATGAAGATCAACTACTTGTTAATGATGAAGGTAGTATAACATTTAAAACTAAAGTTGACGGAATTGAAAGTGATGTTACCTTACCAGACTTGATTAAGAGCTACCAAAATGAAGCTACCCTAACTAATCGTTCTATGGAGGTCAACGCAATAATTAAAGCACGTAATGAATCATTACAAGGTGCTAAAGCGATGGCAGAACAACAAGCAACGTACACAGCTACATTACTAGAGACCCTAAATAACGAATATCTTGGTGATTTAAAGCAAGCTGATTTGGATCAATTAAGGATTGATGATCCAGCAGAATACTCTGCTAAACAAATCGAGTTCTCACAAAGACAAAATAAGATTAAAGAATTAGCAACACAATCTTTGTCATTGTTACAAGAGCAGCAAAATAATCAAGATGTCGAGCAACAGCGTATTGATAGTGAACGTATTCCGATTGAAGCAAAGGCGTTACGTGATTACTTTAAACCGTTAAAAGTTGAAGTTAATCAACTCTTACAAAATGATTTAAGTGCTTATTTAAATACTCAAAATTACAGTGCTGATGAAATAGATAAAAATATTGATTCAAGATTGATGATTTTAGCGTATAAAGCTAAGCAGTATGATCAAGGTATGAGAAGGGCAACAGATAAAAAGGTAATCAGAAAATTACCTAAAGTCATTAAATCGGGAACTAAACCATCAGATAAAGTTGTTACTGAACAACGAAAAATTGAGTTGCAAAGTAAGGCACGTAAATCGGGAAGTCTAGAAGATGCATTAGCTAGGGTACGTAATCTAAATTAGTGAGGTTACTATTATGGCATTACCATCAAATACATTTACACAATTCGACGCGGTCGGAAACCGTGAAGATTTATCGAATATTATATATGATATTAGTCCTACAGAAACACCATTTGCATCAGGTGTACCCCGTGTTGGTGCGGAAGCTGTAAATCATGAATGGCAGACTGATAACTTAGATGCAGCTACATCGGGCAATGCAGCACTTGAGGGAGATGATGCTGTAGGCGGTGTAATTAACCCAACTGTTCGACTTGGCAATACATGTCAGATTTTAGATAAAGTTGTTGTTGTATCAGGAACACAACGTAAAATAAATTCAGCTGGTCGTGCTGATGAATATGATTATCAGGTCTTAAAAAAAGGAAAATCATTAAAGCGTGATGTTGAAAAGACTTTACTTAGTGCTAATCCAAAAGTAGCAGGTTCAACTGCTACAGCGCGTATGTTAGGTGGTATTGAAACATGGCTTTCCACCAATATGGTAAAGTCAGTTACAGGTACTACACCTGGCGGTGGTGCTGCTGTTGTTGATGGATCAGTAGTGACTCAAACACCAGTTTTGTTAAAAACAAATATCGATACGATTATTGCATCATGCTGGGAAGCAGGCGGCGATCCATCGATATTAATGTTTGGTGCATCGGGAAAAAGACAAGCATCTAAAATGACAGGCATTGCAACATTGTACCGTGACAATCCGGCTAATATGCAAGGTCAGCTAATTGGTGGTGCAGATTCATATGTTTCTGATTTTGGTAATCACACCATTGTTCCTAATCGATTCCAACGTTCAAGAACGGTACTGGTATTGGATATGGAATATTGGGCAATTGCTGAATTGCGACCTATGATGACAACGCCACTTTCAAAAACAGGTGATAACGATAAGGCACAATTACTAACTGAATTAACACTTGAAGCCCGTAATGAAGCGTCAAGCGGTAAGTTAGCTGATGCGGGTTGGCCTTAATAGTTAAATTATAGAGTATAATAAAAGGGCTTGATTGCCCTTTTATTTTTAATAGTGGAAAATATTAAAAAATGAAACGATTATTAGATTACGATCCTTTTACTGGCATTAGTACGTATCATGAGTACTGCCATCAATCTAAAAAAACAACTATTGAATCAATTCAAGATATCGATCCGTATTTGACATTAAACAAACAGTTAGAAGGTAATTTAAATAAAAAGGAACATTGGTGGAAAATAGGTACTATACCAAATGTTGTTTTAATCCAATGGCAAAATGAATGTAAACATAAAATATTTTCAAAAGAGTTTAACGAGTATGCTATCAAACAACAACAAAAAGCAGAATATAGAAAATTAAATCCTAATAAGATACGGTTTTAATGGATAAAAAAATTAAAGCAAAGGAATTAATAGAGTGTGCTGAATATGAAAAAGCACTTATTATTTTAAGTGACTGCCTTGATGATAATCCAAATGATGCACAGGCATTATTTTTGTTCGGTGCTATATTAATTAAGCAACGTAAATTAGGAATTGCCTATAATATTTGTGCACGTGCTGCAAAGTTACAACCTGAAATATCTGCTGTTTGGATAAATTACGGTCTATGCCAACCAGATAATGAAGTTGGCTGGGATGCAGCGCACTGGTGTTTCAATAAAGCAATTGAACTTGATCCAAAGAATGCTGCAGCATTAGCTCAAATGGCATCGTTAATGACTCAAATTTGCGATCCACAAAAGGCACACATATATGCAAAACGAGCGTTAAAGATTGAACCAGGTAATAAAGTTGCATTAGGTTCTAGGGCGTTTGCATATTTAATGCAAGCTAAATGGGAAAAGGGATTTAACTATTATCAGAGTTTATTGCAAACACAATTTAGATTAGACATACAATATGGCGATTTACCAATGTGGGATGGTACACCAGGTCAAACAGTTATTGTATATGGTGAACAAGGTATAGGTGATGAGCTTTTATTTGCATCAGTACTAAATGATATGGCAACGGAAAATACAATTATTTATGATACAATGCCGAGACTAAAGAATTTATTGCAACGTAGTTTTAAGTCTATTTATGTAACTGGTAATCGTTGGTCTGATAAACTTGAATTTCCATTAAAAATGGTACCAACGGCACGAATTCCGATTGCTGGTATACCAATTTATTATCGTAAAGTACGTAGTGATTTTAATGGTAAAGCCTATTTAAAACCTAACCCTGATATGGTTGTTAGTGTTAAAGGTATATTATCTTCATTGGGCAATAACGTTAAAATTGGTATTGCCTGGACAGGTGGTGCTAAAACTTCTAGACAACATTTACGCACTCAAACACTAGAATCATTAACAACAATATTAAGAGTACCAGGTATTGATTTTATTTCACTACAGTATAATGACTCTTCAGAAGAAATTAACGAATATTATAAGAATCGAAAAATAAAAATCCATCAATTTCCGTTTATAACTGAGATAAAGGAATACGATTATACAGCTGCATTAATTAGTGAGCTTGATTTAATTATTAGTGTACCTACCTCAGCAGTTCAACTTGCAGGTGGTCTTGGTATAGAGGCGTGGGTATTAGTTCCAAATAAAACGGGATGGTTGTTTATGAATAATGATTACCCGTGGGCGAATTCAGTAGTATTGCATCATAATTTTAAACCACAGATTATTGCACAGGAATTACAAGACTGGTTACTGATATCAAGTAATTTAAAACAACAAAAAGGTTAGCTATGCCATTATCAACCTATACTGAGTTAACAGCGTCAATAGCTAATTGGCTTGATCGTACTGACATAACGACTGAAATAGTAGATTTTGTAACATTAGCAGAAACAAAAATATACAGAAACATACGTGTTCGCGCACTTGAAAAATCGTTAAGCGTTGTTATTAGTTCGGGTGTTGCAGCTATGCCTACAGATTATCTTGAACTAAAACATGCCTATATTGATGGCTCGCCCGTTCAGACATTGGAAAGGACATTATTAAATACTATTTACACACAGTACCCAACAAGGTCAAGTACGGGTAAACCAGTTTTTATTGCTGATAATGTTGATAATTTTGAATTCGCACCTTATCCTGATAGTGCTTATACTGTTAAGGGCACCTATTATGCAAAATTACCTGCCCTTTCTACAACTAACGAAACTAACTGGCTAATTACTGATAACCCAGATTTAATATTATTTGCATCATTAATTGAATCTGTTAGTTTCACAGGTGATACTAGGCGTTTAAATGAGTGGGCGGCAAAATATGAAACAGCAGAATCAGCAGCGAATCTACAGGCAAAAATACAACGTGTAAGTGGATCGCCCAAAAGAACAATAGTGAGATAAAAATGGGATTAGAAGCAGGTACCTACATTGATAGTTTAAATAGTGCATGGCCACTTGGAGCTACTGATCCAAAATCAGAAGGTGATAATCATCTACGTTTAATTAAAAGTACACTTTTAAATACTTTTGCAAATATTACAGGAGCAGTAACAGCATCTCATACTGAGTTAAACTTAATCGATGGCTATACTGGGACAACTGCTGATTTAAATATTATATCAGGTGGTGCAGCAGCTGGTATTACAGCAACAGAATTTCAATATTTAAATGGTGTCACAAGTGCGATTCAAACGCAGTTTACAAATAAGCAACCATTGGATGCTGGTTTAACTGATATAGCAGCACTTGCAGTGACAAATAGTAATTTCATTGTAGGTGATGGCAGTAATTGGGTTGCTGAATCCGCGGCAACTGCAAGGTCAAGTCTTGGTGTTGATGCAGCAGGAACAGATAACAGTACCGATGTAACATTGGCTGGTACACCAAACTACATAACATTACTTGGACAGGTTATTACCAGGGCTTTAATAAGTTTAACATCACATATTACAGGTATTCTACCAATTGCAAATGGTGGTACTGCTTCATCCACCGCTAGTGGTGCTAGGACTAGTTTAGGTTTAGGTGCACTTGCAGTATTAAATACTGTTGCGGCGGCTCAAATTGATGCTGATGCAGTTGGTGCAAGTGAAATTGCAGCTAATGCAGTTGGACAAAGTGAGGTTGCCAACGCATCAATAGGTCTTGGTGAACTGATTACAGCTACTGTGAGCTTAGCTGGTAGTGTTTCAAACGGCTCAAGAGTTGATATAACATTGACGGCATATTCGTTTTTCCCAATGATACACAGTACAAATAATGCTAGTAATACTATGGGATTGCAAGGTCATAATACTGATGGGGCAAGTGCTGATAACCCTAGATTTGCTTTTTATAATGCTACTGGATATACACAAACATATGATGTTGACTACCGTTATATAGGGGCGTAATTGAATGAGAATGTATTGTGGTTTAGTTATTAACGAAACATCAGCTGAGATTGAACAATGTGTAACGAGTGATTATCCAGTTAGTAAAGAAATGATGCCATTAGAAAGTAGAGTTACAGTTTTGATTAAAACAATACCACCGACACCAGAAACAGTGTATCGATATTATTTTTGTGAATTTGAATGTGAATCTTTTGCTAGAAGTAGAGAAGTAATGGATAGTTTTGAAATGGAAAATAAAACCATTAATGGAGATGTTAAAATTAAATTACATTCACGTTATAAAAATCTAAAAGAAATAAAACAATCTTGCTAAATAAATCCATAAGTCCAGTTTGCAATAGCACTGTTATGTCAAACATGTGGTTTGGTTTAATGGAGTTCAAAAAATCAGGTGATATACTACACGGACATAAACATAATTTCGATCACTGCACATTATTATCATATGGAAAATTTAAAGTAATAAAATTGAATTTAGATAACTCAATAGAGATTAACGAGATTCTAGATGCGCCTTGTTTAGTATTTATTGATAAGAATAAAATACATTCAATAGAGGCATTAACTGATAATGCTATTGCATGTTGCTGTCACGCCATTTATGAAAAAGAAAAAAGTCTATTTCCAATTAATGGTCAAAATATGCCTATTGTTGGTGGTACTTTAAAAGTGCCACTTATTAAAAATCCAGATATTTAAAGGTTAAGCAATGTCTTACGCTATTGAGCAAGCAAAATTAACAACCGAACGAGGAAAAGAAAATGCCTCAAGATCAGTTATACTTGGTATTTTAGATCCACTTGTATTAAAAAAAGACTTAACACTTAATTATTTTTTTGAAGCTTATGCCTATATAGCTGATGGAAAAATCAAAATAAATAAAAAATTATTTAAAAATAACAGGGAATCACTTTTGCCAGTTAGTAAGTTACCAGAGATTATATTGTTAGCTTATGCAAATCAAGTGCAGGCTATTTTAGAATATGAAAACGGAACAAGACTTAATTTTCCACGATAATCATGTTGACTCGAATCAAAAACTTATCAGAATTTGGAATACTTACAGATATTTCTCCACAGGAATTACCTAATAATTCCTTTAGTGCTGGTGAAAATATTCGCTTTAACAATAAGGCTGTTGAAAAGTTTACTGGTCATTCTATTGTATTCGGGACACCTGTAATTGTACCCTATTGGTTACTACCAGTTACTACAGTTTCAAGTTCGTTTTGGGTTTATTGTGGACTATCACAAGTCTATGTCTATGATGGTACAACACATTTTCCTCTAACTAGAATTGCAGCTACTAAAAATATTTCAGGGATAACGCGCTCAGGTACTACAGCAACAGCAACAAGTACAGCACACGGTTATAGCAATTCTGATGTAATTAGTATTTCCGGTGCAAGTCAGTCTGATTATAATATAACAGCTATAATTAGTAATGTAGCGGCTAATACATTTGATTACACAGTTGCAAATTCACCTGTAACACCAGCTACTGGAACAATAATTGCCAATAAAAATACATTATACAGCGCGGCAGCAGCAACAAGTTGGAATGGTGGTGTTATTGAAGGTATTCCAATTATTAATAATGGTGTTAACGATCCTCAAATGTGGTCGCCTATTGGAACCAGTCAACGTTTAACATCGTTAACGTGGGATAGTGGTAATACCTGGTTAGCTAAGGGTCATACTTGCGCCGTCATTAGAACATATAAAGATTTTTTAGTGGCACTTGATGTTACAAAATCAGGGAATCAAAATTCGCGTCTGGTTAAATGGTCTACTAGCGGATTACCAGGCGCAGTACCTTCAACTTGGGATGAAACCGATGCTACAGAAGACGCGGGGGAAGTTGAATTAGCGCAAACAATTGGTGCCTGTATTGACGGGGAAACATTAGGTGATTTGTTTGTGATTTATAAAGAAGATTCTACCTGGGGAATGCAGTATATCGGTGGTGATGCTATATTTAGATTTTACCTATTGTACGGTACTTTAAGTATTTTAACACGTCGATGTGTTAAACAATTTGAAGGAAAGCATTTTGTTTTGTCACAAGGTGATGTCATGGTACATGATGGTGTCAGTAAACCGATATCAATAATCGATCAACGGCGTAGAGATGAACTTTTTAATAACATTGATTCTGATAATTATACATTGTGTTTTGTTACACCAAATTATTCAAACCAAGAAATGTGGATCTCATACCCTGAGTCTGGAAAAACAGCCTGTACAAAAATGATGGTATGGAATTGGCGAGAAAACTCGTGGGGATCTCGTGATTTACCAGATGCATATGACATTGCCTATGGTGTTTTGGATGATTCAAATGCTATAACGGTTTGGAATGATGATACTGGATTCTGGAATGACGATACAGAGGTTTGGAATCAAAGGACGTTTAATCCATCCGATAAAAAGATGCTAATGGCAGCAACAAATCTGTATTTGTTAAATGATACTAATCAATTTGATGGAACTTCATTTAATTCTAACATTGAACGAACAGGTTTGTTTTTTGAGGATGCTGAAACGATTAAACACGTTACCGCAATTTGGGTTCGCTCAGTAGGAACAGGTATCCTTACTATTACTGTTGGTTCCCAAATGAACCCTGGTGAGGCAGTTACATGGAAACCAGGTGTAACTATGTCAGTAGGTACAGAAAGAAAGATCAATCTGCGTGTTACAGGGCGTTACATTGCCTATAAAATCGAATCTAGTGGTAATGATAACTGGAAAATATTAGGTGTTGCATTTGATATTAATAGTGCAGGCTTACGGTGAGTTATGTACCAAGTCCACCACCTGATAAATTAACAGTACAAAATGTATGGAATGAATTCTATAAATTACGTAATTTTGTTGAGACAATGCAAATCGATTATATAACATTTAGAATACACAATAAGGCACCAAATAAGCCTAAAGGTGGTATTGTCTATTATGCTGATGGTACAAATTGGAACCCTGGAGCGGGTAAAGGGTTGTATGAGTATGATGGAACTACATGGAATAAATTATAAGTAAATAACAAAAACCATTAAGTGCGGACTTAATCGTGTAATAGGAAATATTATGGGATTATTGGACAATTTATTTAAGGGTTTGCAGGGAACACCAGCACAGCCTGGTAGAAGTACAAGCCAAAGCACAAGTGAGAGTCAACGATCGAGTTTAAATGCAGCATTGTCAAATGCACAAAGTGCTAGTCAGCAGAGCATTTTTCAACCACAAGCTGATATACTGACAAACCAATTTTTGCCGGGAATTAGTCAGTTATTTGGACAAGATCCAACAAGTTTTATAGCGGGATTTAATCCAAATCAAATTGCAGGTCAACAAAATTCCCTTGATGCTGGTAAGGCATTAAGTGGCGGTGTTATCAATCCAAGTACACAAGCATTCCAAGAACTCTTAGGTGCTGGTGGTGCAGCAGCACCGGGTGTTCAATCTGCAATACAGGCAGCTACAAATCCAATATTTCAAAACTTTGAGGAACGAATTGCACCTAGTATCAGAAGAGCATTAGGTACAGATGTCGGTCAAGCAGGTGGATCTCGTGGTGGACTGCAGTTAGCAAAAGCGGGGCGTGATGCGCTTAGAACTGCGGGTGATGTTGGGTCACAGGTTGCTTTACAAGCACAGCAACAGGGCTTAAATGCACAGCAGGGTGCACTTAATTTTGCACCACAACTAGCACAATTATTTGGACAACCCGGTGCTATTCAACAAGGTGTTGGAGGTATTCAACAGCAATTAGAACAGCAACAGGCTAGTGCACCACTTAATTTTATGGATCAGCTGCGTAAATTAATTGGTTCACCAACAGTATTAGGACAAAGTGCAAGCAGTAATCTATCGGGTAGTTTAGGTTTAAGTCAGGGCACCAGTAATGCACAAAGTACGAGTGAGAGTACTACAGCGTTACCAGGGAGAAAAAACCCATTACCAGCATTAGTTGGTGCAGGTTTTGGTGGTTTTGCTGGTGGTTTACCTGGTGCATCAGCAGGTGCGTCCCTTGGATCGTTATTTGGATAATATTAAATGACACAACATACTAATTTATATGATTTAGCAGCAATTATTAGTCAATTAGGAACATTTTCCGGTAGTCCTAATGCATTAGAGGGTGCAAGTGGGGTATTTCAGGATTTATCAAAAAGACAAAGAGCTGTTGATCAACAAGCAACAGCTAAAGATAAACTCGATGCACTCATTGGTAATGCATCCGTACCAGGAATACCCTTTGATATTAATCGATCGCCACAACTGCCAGTTGAGCCAATTGCGGGTACGGGATTTGCAGGACAATCTGGATTACAAACGCAACAAGTTGAAATGTTAAAAAATTTAGCTGGTGTTTCACCAGAAATAGTTACTAAAGGTATTGGTGATTCATTATTTAAAGAACCACAAAAGCTATCGGGTGATGTTCAACAGTTTATACAAGCGCGTGAACTAGGCCTTATATCAGAAAATACCAGTTTTGAAGATTTTATTAACACGATAAAAAAACCATCCACGATTGTTAATGTAGGTAAAGTAAAACCAATTGGTTCTAATGCAGTAAAGTTTATTAATGCGAAAGGTGAAAACCCTAGTGTGTTAGCAACGTTAGAAGAAATACAACAGGGTGGATTTAAGCCAACTACAACAGATCAAAGAAAGTCCATATTATCTGCAAGTGAGGCAGCCCCGCTTATGGGTGAGTTAATTAATTTGAGCTTTGGCAGAGGAAGACAAAAGTCATTATTTCCGTCTGATACTGAGAGTTTTTTATCACGTATGGCTGGTGGTATCTCTGCTAAAGTGGCTTCTGTTACTGATTCTAATCAACGAATTGCACTTTATAATAAGACAAAAGACGCATTAGTTACAGGGTTAGCGCGTCTCGTTGGACAGGTGGGAACATTAACAGATACTGACGTTGATACAGTTGCGGGATTATTTCCAACTATTGGTATGACACCACAGGCACAAGCAAAAGCGCAATTTAAACAAATAGCAACTCTATTGCGTGGAAAAGGCGTACCACGAACAAATTTAATTGCAATGGGTTTTCCATCTTGGGCATTAGAAAGTAATATAAAACGCCCTACCACTCAAGCACAAATGGACGCTATACAACCAGGTGAGCAATTTTTTAACCCGGCTGATGGTTTAGTGTATATTAAAAAATAGGTAATATTATGGATTTAGATTTTAGTGGTCAGGGCAATTTAGCCGATACTAACCAACAATTCGATTTAAATTCGCAAAGTGTCAATCTCATTCCACAAGAAATTGAAAAGCGCTTAAATGCACAGCAACGTTTAATTGAACTTGTAACAAGTGAAAAAAATAGAAGACGGAATAAAGTTAATACAGAGTTAGAAAATTTATTAAATCCTAATGTAGGTAAGGAGTTTGTTATCGGTGCTGGTCGTGGTTTTACAGATTTTGGTGAAAATATAAAACAATCTGGATTGGATGCTGCTACTGGAATAGAAAAACAAGTTATTGATTTGTTAAATCCAAAACAAGCAATGTTAGAAAAATTCTTACCGATTAAAGGCACTCCAATTGACGATAAGTTACAACAAACACAGTTACAGCAATTAGGTAATAAATTTACACAAGAGGCAGCAGCAGAGCGTCAATTTTTTGAAGGTACACCAGTAGGTAGAAGCCTAGCGGGTAAAGTCGGGCGTGTAACTGGTGAGACTTTACCACTTCTAGCACTACCTGTACCATTTTCAGCAGGAGCAAAGCTTGGTGAAAATATTATTAAAGGAACACAAATCGGTGCAACTTTAGGTGCTACATCGTTTATACCAGGTGAGAATCTTAATGAACGAAACAAACAACGGTTATCAAATTTAATATTTGGTGGTGGTTTTGGTGGGCTTGGTGCTGGAGCAGGACAAGGTGTAACTCAATTTTTAAATCGAAAAGCTGTTTCAGATATTAATCGATTAAACATGGATGATGTAAATTTTTTACAAGATAAGGCAAAACAAACTGGTATAGATTTAACACCTGCTGAATTAACTGGTTTACCATCATTAGCTGGTCAACAAAAAGCACTAGTTAATTTACCAGGTAGTTCACAACAAATGGATCAATTTTTAGCAAATCGTACGGCGCAAATTGAATCGTCTGTTGAAGGACGATTAAAGGCGTTATCAGTTGTTGATGATCCAGCAAACATTGGTTTTGTTGTGCGTAAGTCAGCTAAAAAGGCGATTAGCAATGCAGAAAAAGAACGTGCAATAAGAGCGCAACCTGAATATAATAAATTTTTTGAGGGTAAATCAATTGAAATTCCTGAAACGCATAAATTAATTAGTAAATTAAAAGAAACAGCAAAAGGTCAAACGCTAACAAAATTAGCTACAATTGAAACTATGCTTAAAAAGGAAGGTGGGCGTTTTGAGAATAGACCAGAGGCATTAAATAATGCAAAAATAGAAATAGATAATATTGTAAGACAAGCTAAGCCCACTAAGTTAAAGCAAGGGCGTGAAAGTAAAGGGTTATTTGTAACAGCTAATAAGATTAGAAAACAATTATTAAATGAAATTGACTCACAAACACCTCAGTATAAAATTGCGCGTAACATATCCGAAGAATATTTATTTGATGTAAATGCATTAGAGAACTCAATAGTAAAAGTGATTGCAGACTTTCCAGATGTTAATATTGAAAAAGCAGCACTAAAAGGCTTCCAGAATAATAGTGTGCGTTCTATTAATCAAATAAAAGAACAGGTTTTAAAAAATGCTGGGGTTGATGCCTGGAATACTGTATTACGTGCAAAATTACAAGATAGCTGGGAAAAAGCAGGGCGAGAACTTATTAATACAAATCAAAATCTACGTGGTGCGCGTTTTAGGTCACTTTCTTTTGGTAGCGCAAAAAGTAAACGTGCTCTAAAAGCTGCAATGTCACCAAAGCAGTTTAAAGCAACTAGCGACTTAATG